GAGTTAAGAGTTAGGCCCTCGTGGCTGGAGAGGCTCCGGGGAACGAGGAGGAGGGGCCTAACCCCATTCCCCCTGAAAGAGTTAATTTCTATTATCAATAATAGCTTTAAACTCTGAGTAATTTTCATGAATTGAATGTATTCCTAAAGATGGCATGTAGTGCCATTTAGTTACTCTTCTTTGAAAAGCAGGAAAGTAGCAATTACTATACCACTCGCAAGGAAGCTTGTTAGTAGTAAAGATAATACTTTTTGCCACAAATTGGATCTGCCCTCCCTTACTCTCGACGAGCATGGGGTACCGATCGCATATTCGTAACAACGTGTCGAACTGGATCCATCCGTAGTACTCATCCAGAACAACCGTTTCGTGTTTGAAATATCCATCCCACCACTTTGAACGTTGCTTCCAATAGGCCCCAGGAAACTGGTCCATGCACCATCGTGATTTCCCAGTTCCTGTTGGTCCAAAAATAACATGAACCTCGCAAGCATGATCTCGCGGTGCTGTTTTCATCGTTACAAATTTTTCAAATGCGCGGTTGTAACGTACCCACAAGGGAAAGTATTCATCGGCAATGTCTTCAAGAGATGCTGAGCCGTCTTCCAACTTCGCTTTTATTTCGTGCAGTTTCTTCGACGACTCGGATCCATTCTGGGACGTATCCGAGTTCAAGCGCCACCCCAGTTCGCACAAAAGCGATTCGAGCCCAGTGTCGGAGACGGTTGTCCAACCCTCCAGGGAGTCTCTCATCCCGTACACACTTGGGACAGCTAATCGAGTTTCCTCTTTGGCGCAGTACTCCACAGCTTGTCGTCGGGTTCCACGTCTTTTTTCCCAGTGCGCCCGCCCGTTTAGGTTTCTTCGGAGCCAAACCATTTGTCGAGGGTTTTTTAGTTCGAGATACCCTTGCAGGTGTATGGTGCCCTCCTCCCCCATCTCCACTTGGTAGATTGCGTTCTTGATGTTGGTCAGATTGCTCCATTGCTCAGGGTAATCTTCAGCTTCGGGGTTGTTGATCGTGAAGAGCCAATTGCGAGAGGCCATGAAAAATGAAAAGTGATGTCATGGCCGTGCGCCAACCAACCAATTTGAAAACGGTTTATAGTTTGAATAGTCCCCGCCGTCGGTTACCGCCGCGCGATTAGCATTCTGATTGGTGGACATCATGAGAGTCAAGCTGACACACCCGCCATCGGATAAGCTGACACACCCGCCGTCGGATAAGCTGACACACCCGCCGTCGGATATTAACTCTATAGATAGAGCGCCCACAAGGTGGGCGCGACGCGAGCAAGCGGAGGGGGCGAAGCCCCGAAGCGCGTCTCCCCCGCCGGAGGCGTGGCTCTCACATACAAATTCGGGGAGCGGGACTAGTATTACCCCGCTCCCCTGGCAGGCAGGCAACTTGACTGACAGTTTGTATTGAGTTACCTTCAACTAATCTGCCAGTTTTCAACGACGGTTTCATTTTCCAAATGGCTTTGCCAGCAACAGCCGTTGTTGAAGCCTTGGCCAGTTTTTTTAGCGAAGCTCAAACTGAGGCTATTATAGCTTCTGGTGAACATGTCGCTGAAAGGTTTTTCAGTCATGTGGTGCCAGGTTTGATTAGTGTAAGGGCATGGGCACAATGGGCGGCAAGTCATCCAGCTATGTCCTACGGGACTAGAAGAACTGGAAGGCCCATTTTTGAAAATACCCCCGAGGGGTCAAGCACAATCGCAAGATTTCGTCGCCGAATCAACACAGGTCCAATTCCAATGCCTCGTACTCGCGCGCAGACGAATCGTCGCTATGTGATGAGTCAAAGGTTGCGACGTACACTGCCGAAGCTCTATCGAAGTTATCGTCGGAGGAGACAAGGTCGAGTACACCAAGCGCACGCAGCAGTCTCTACTTCTTCTTCCCGCCTCATCGGAGCGAGAGGGAATGCTCCGGGTTCCGGTTACACTGTTGTTGAACGTACAATGAATGCACCTACCCCTACCCAATCGGAGGGTGGTTCAACGCTAACGAACATTCTGAAGAACCCGGGATCAGCGACAGCCCCTGATGGTTCTTTTGGAGTGTCATACCATTTTCAATTGGATCAAATGCATCAATATGTGGATTTTACTGATGCTTATCAATGGTATAAAATCCTTTCTGTGAAGCTGACATTTGTGCCATTGCAGAATGCATGGCCTGGATTAGTGGTTTCCGATGCGACTAATCCTATTAAGCATGATAGTGCGGATGGATCAGCCACATCCGCTTCGCAAGCTCCAGTGGTAGCTCTAGCGCCTGATGCAACGTCTGATGCTTTATTTACAAGTTTAAATGAGGCAATGGCGCACTCTGGTTCGCGTTTGCATGTTTTCAATGATACTTCCGAAATGACGGTGTATCTTGTGCCAAAACCGACTGGTTTGGTCGGAGTTGCTGGTAGTGAAATTCAAGTATTGACACCAACCAGTAAATGGATTTCCACGGATTCTGCGACAGTACCACACTATGGATTACGTGTGTGGTGTGATCAATTGTATGATACCGCTCTTATTCGTGTGTTTATGACAATGAAAGTCGCTTTTAAAGGAGTTAAGAGTTAGGCCCTCGTGGCTGGAGAGGCTCCGGGGAACGAGGAGGAGGGGCCTAACCCCATTCCCCCTGAAAGAGTTAATTTCTATTATCAATAATAGCTTTAAACTCTGAGTAATTTTCA